GCGATCACTCGCGCGATTGATACGAAGGAACGAATCATTCGAGTGCCGCAGCACCTGTTGGATAAGATCTACCGCGCAACTAAGCTGCAGCGCGAATATCTACAAGAGCATGGCCGACCGATTTCAATGGTGGCTCTGGCAGAGGAGATGGAAATGACTGTAGATGAACTGCAGATGATCTTGCAGCGCAATACGCCGCATAGCAGCCTTGATCAAATGGTCGGTGACAATGGCTCGCCATTGATTGATTTGATCGCATCAGAAGATCCCGAAATTGGCGATGAGTTGTCGCCAGTGTATGCGGAGCAGCTGAAGCTAGCTTTTTTTCGTCTAGGAGAACGGGATAGGTATGTTGTATCTGCCTACCATGGATTGAACGGCCCGCAGCAATCGCAGCGGGAGATTGGCGAGACGCTTGGCATTTCGCGCAGTGCCGTCGGCCAGCGCCGAGAAAATGCCGTGCGCCGCTTGCGGCTGATGATGCGAGCCAGTTAGGAATTGCTCCATCTCGATCTTGGCAATGTGCCCTACAGCTTGCTGCATCAGCTTGTTCTGGTAGGCATATTGCCTGATCAATGATGAGCATAACTGCCGCACTTCATCAGCGCTGTGATGGTTTAACGCGCTGCGAGATTGCGATTCGATGCGCAGTTCTTCCTCGATAGTCCATTCAACTACCATCCAGTCACCCCATGTCATGGTGCTATATCTTCAGTCCATGCTTCAATCTTAGATTGCCGCTCATCTGTCCATGATGACTGCAGCTTAAACCACTGCCGCCAGTCTTCGCTGCCTTTGCTACGGTTGCATTCGCGGCAGGCTGGCACGAGGTTGCTGGCGACGGTATTGCCGCCCTTGTGGCGCGGCTTGACGTGATCCAAGGTGTCGGCTGCAGCGTCGCAGTAGGCGCAGCAGTGTTGCCATGCCTCAAAGATCTGCTGCCTGAATCGTTGCTTTGCGGAGCGCTTGGGAACGAGGGATGTGCCATCAATCTGATGATCCACGCAACTCCGGGATTGGTAGGACGTTGACCGAAAGGCCCAGGATGTGATCGTTGGATGGTGCCAATTCTGTTAGGCGAGAAACGAAATCATCGCTAACAGTTTCAGGATCGTCGTCTTCGCTTTCGACGACGATCGTGTACTCAACCTCTAGGACGTACTGCCTCATACAGTTGGAGTGCAGGTGATTTCAACGCCTCCGCGATTGCGGGGACGCAGTGTGAGCCAGATTCCACCAAGTGACTTTGGCATGACGATGCGCTCCACTGCCCAGCCGCCGGTTCCTCCGAACTCCTGTTTGTATGTGCCGCATTGAACGTGCCAGCGCTGCTCCACCCATGCGCGGCCATTCTGATCGACGCGGTAGCAGGAGTGTGCGACGACGCTGCGCTCATGGTTGTGGCCATTGACTAAGACATCAGCGTCTGGAGCGATTGAGGCATAACGGCCACCGCCCATGGTGCCCTTAGTAATGATGCCGCCCCATGCGCCGTGATGGAAGAACAACATGCAGCGCCTGGTCTTGCTGTTGCCGTCCTGCGTAAAGCTGAACCTGATCCAGCCTTGATAACCCATGTGCTCGATGCTGCTGCCGTCGTTGCGCATCAACCGCACAACATTCTCCAATGGGTCGATCTCCTGATTGTTGCTTACGGCAGTTTCGTGGTTGCCATCGCCTGCCATAAGGATGATGTCTTGCCATGGCTTGAAAAACTCGGCCGCCTCACTGAATACAAGGTCGAAATAGTTGCCGCCTAAGTGTTCAGGGCGAATGTCACCTTTGCTGGCTCGGCGGTCCTTCTTACCTTGCATCAAGCAGAGCACATCTCCGAACATAAGAACGTGGCCATTCTGCGCGCGGCACTCGTCGAGATGCTTGGCCAGCAGCTTGCGGTCACACTTAGGGTTGTCTAAGTGGATGTCACTAAGTAGCAGGAATGTCGCTGTTTCGGTAAAGGTTGTGTAGGGGATGCGCAGCTCTAGAAGCTCTGGCGTCTTGCGAATAGAGGTGATGTTCACAAGACGGGGCTCCGTGTGTACTTAGCCTAAGGGGCGTGGCTTACAAGCATTGCCCAGCCGGTGCCGGGGCCATCCACTTCCCAGCGGCGCAACCAGTTCTTGCGGCTGTAGGCGATTCCAGCGCCTTTGGTGTGGTTGACGTAGCCGCCGTTCACCATGTCGGCCTCGCCGTTCGGATCATTGTGGATGTAGGCGCCGCTGGTAGAGCCGATAATTACGGACCAGTGGCCGCCGCCGGTAGGCGCACCGACAGGCCCCTTGTGCAGCCACCCGACCATCACTGGGCGCCCCGCCTCAAGCTCAGTGTCGATCACGGCAGGGCTGCAGTTCGTGCGCAGCCGCGCGTTGAGCCCTAAGGATTGCAGCGCCTTGATCTGCGCCTGCGCGTCGGTGGTGTCGCCGTACTTGGCGCGGATCTTGTTGTAGGCATCGTCGCCGCTCACCTTGCCGTAGAACTTGGCCACCATGGCAGCGCTGCTGCTGAAGCATTCGCGGTAACCTGTGCCGCTGGCGTTGTCGTTCTGCGCCTCGTAAGGGACGCGCAGCAGGATGCCCTGCTGTTGCAGTTGTGGGGTGCCTTTTTGCCACAGCGCCCCTTCGGCCTTGCGTCGGCGCAGTAGGCCGGCTTCGACGTTCGTGCCAGGGTTGCGGTAGAGCAGCAGTGCCGCTGGCACGGCGGCCACATCCTTATCGCGCAGCGCTGCGCTGATGGTGTCGAAGCCGGGCTTGCCGTAAAAGTCGGCGCCTAAGTTGTAAGCGAAACTTACAAGTGCGCATCGCTGCGAATCGTTCAGCGTGGCCCAGCTGGGCACGGTGGAGCGGAGGCGTTCTGCGATGCGGTCCACATCAAGGCGGAGCAGCATGTCGGCTTCGATGACGTTGATCTTATCGCCGCGCTGCACGGCACTGCCATCCGGGAATCGCGTGGTGCCGTAACCGATCGTCCACGGGTCGCCGCCACTTAGCGGATCGGGGTAGGCGCTTAGGTGGCAGCCTTCAAATTCCTTGATCAGCTCAATCGCTGCGGCCAGGTCGGTCTGCTTGCCTGGGACGCTCCAGGTCTTGAACCAATTCTGATCACGGCTTAGGAGTTGGGGAGCGCGTTTGTTTATTGCTGCTTCCAACTCACTTACGGCAGCCATTTGATGCGGCAGGCCCCGATAGAACTTAAACAGATCGCTTAGGCGCAGTGGGCCGGAAGTCATGGGCGGTGCATGTGTTGGGGCATAGGCTGCCGGTGAGCAAAGGCCCCTTTGATTTCGGTCCAGATGATGGGGCTGAGCATCGCGGCAACGATGGCGAGGATTATTACCTGCGCCATTCTGTTTTCAAGCTTGCCAACACGAACGCCCAGGCTGCTGCGCTCGCCTTTGTCGGCGATGGCGGCGTCGAGCAGCTGCTTGAGCTGACCCTCCAGAACGCCGATGGCGCGGAGGATCTCGCCGTGCGATGGCTCGCCCATTGGATCAGCGCTGTGTGGACGCGATGCCTTTGAGGATGCCGAGGATCAACTGAACCCATCCATTGGCGCGGATGCCGGGGATGAGGCTGAGCATTTCAGAGCCAGCCAGCAGCGAGATTGCGATGCCAGCGATCTGTTCAGGGGTGATTGACATGGCGAATGTAAATCGCATAGACAGCCTAGCTGCCTGATGCTGCGCCACCTGCCAGCGTGATTGTGACGGTAGACGTCAGGCCGGCAGAAGCTGCAGCAACCACAGCAGGCACGCTGATCAGCGCCAGTTGCACGTTGACATAGCCGCCGGTCAAGTGGTCTTCCTGTGGCTGCGAGGCGTAACGCCAGTGCGTAGAGGTTGGCACCAGATCGGTGAAGCTGGTATGCCCGGCCCATGCTTTGGTGCTGAGCGGAAACGCGATGTAGCCGCCTTGTTGCTCGCGGTAGTGATCGCGCAGCAGCTTGGCCTGCGCTTGCGTGAGCGCGGCAAAGCCCAGCTCAAGGTTGTGGCTGTAGGCGGTGGTGCCATGCCGGAAACGGATGCTGCCACCACCGAAGCCGCGTTCCTCGCTGACAGGGAACACGCCCATGCTGTAGCGGCGCGTGGCCGGCTCCAGTGCCGGGAAGGTGGCCATCAGTTCGCCAGCGTGATGGTGCTGCTGCCCAGGCTGAACGTCGATGCGGTGCTACTTACATCCGAAACGAAGTCGATGTAACAGACCAGTTCATCGGCACTGCTGGCGCCGCCGCGTGATTTGTAGATCACGGCGCCGCGTGCAGTGATGGTGCTGCTGGCCCATGTCACAGCGGCAAAGCCAAGAGTGACGCGATCATTGGCGGTGGACTTGGTAACTGTGCAGGCGCTGGTGACGCCGCCAGCGGTGTAGCCGGTGCCGCTCACTTCATTCGTGACGGCAGAGCGCTTGAGATCAGTGTCTTTGTTCGGACTGTAGGCCGATGTGACCAGCATCACCTTGAAGGTATCGCCGTCGAGGTCGATGGCACCACGGGCCATGTCATCAACGAATGAGTTGTAGATCAGGCTGGCCATGGTGTACCTGCGTTGAGATCAGTCTAGGTCGCTGTTCCGCCCGCCAGCGTGAAAGTGATGCTCTGCTGGATGCCATTGGTTGTGGCCGTAGTGCCAGCGGACAGGCTGATGATCACAGCCAGCTCGGCGCCATTGACGAATGCCCCTTCAGGCGGCACGGTTTCAAGCGTCAGCTCGACGTTGTAGCGTCCGCAGTAGACGTCATCTACGGTTGGCGCGTCCGTGTATTGCCAGCGGTAATCCGTCAGTTCGTAGTCGCTGATGGTGGTGACACCGCTCCAGATGCTGGACGGCAGGGTAAAGCTCTCAAAGCTGCCGAACTGGCCTTGGTAGTGGCTGAGGATGCTGAGCATGTCAGCCTCCGCCAGGGCAATAAAGCTCAGCCGCACCGAGCTGCTGAGCATTACATTGCTATGACGCACGCGATTCTGCAGGCCGTTGTAAGTTGTGAACGGCGTGTGCGGATACTCGCCCGGCGTGAAGGCGCGAGTGGCTGGTGTAAGGGCGGGGAAGGTCACGGCGTTGCAATGTAGAACGCTGTGGAGGGCGGGGTGAAGTTGCCTATGCCGTAAAGGGCGGCGCCGGAGGTGAAGCGGCCTTGGCCTAAAACGGTAGTGCCGAGGGCAAGATCGGTGCCGAAGACTTGTACAAAGTAATCTTGCACAGTGTTTGCAAATGATGTAATTTTTTGCCCTTTGACGTGCAAGTAATATGTGCCAGAAATCCTCTGGATACTCAAATGAACTAATCCAGTCAAGTCTAGCTGGGTTTCCGCCATCACATCAGAACTGCCTGGCGTTGCCTTGATTGCTAATACTGTTTCACCCGCAACGGCCAGCGTAGTCACTTGGTTGTTATCAGCATTGCGGACATATAAAAAAACTCCAGTAAACTCTGGGTCATCTTCTAGCGAGCTTACACCGGAAACATACCACTCAAACGTAAAGTCTAGGAATTGACTCGACCCTATGAGCCCTTCGTCAACATTTATGATTATTCCCGTGCTAGAAACAGCGGGCTGTCCAGTAAGAGTTGCTGTTTCAATATCGTCGTCTGGCGCAAAAAAGATCGTCTCACTCCCCGTAGACAGCAGATCGGTCCCGCTCCAGTAGAAAATGGATTGATCTGGCCCTGCCGGCGCCTCAGTCGGCACAAAATCCACCACCAACGTGTTCAGGTACGACAGCTCAGTAAACCCACCCTCCCAAGCGCTGAACTCCACCGTCGCCCGGTAGGTCAGCTGCTGGGCCGGATCCTCCGCCGCTGGCGGGAAGGAGCCCTCGTAGAACGTGATCACGAACTCCCCTTGGAAGACCCGATCGAGCGGCGGCACCGGCAAGCCCTCGGCGATCGGATCCCACGGCTCAGCGATCAGCCCCGAGAACGACAACGTGGGCAGGCTGCCCGGCTGCGGGTTGGCCAGCTGCCCGTTCGGCAGCACGGCTACCACGGAGGTGCTGGTGATCGAGGCGAACAGCGATCCCAGATCCGTCAGCGGCGCCCTGCCGGTCGGTGCCAGGCGCATCCGCACCGTCAGCACGTTGTCGACCCAGTTGTGGTTGTGGAAGTAGATCCCGGTTTCGTAATCCAACCCATCGTCAGCGTTGCCGGTGTCGCCAGTCGGCGCTGAATCGTTGAAGCCCAGCCCGCCGCCGCTGGGGGATAGCTCCAGCGGGTCAGCGCCATCGGCGTCTGTGAACGTCTCAGCCGGAATGGTGTTGTCGCTGCTGGAGTTCACATCACAGCTCACGCCAGTGCGGCCACTTGGCAGGATGATGCCGGTGCCGACAGCAGCAGCCACATCCAAGGCGATCAGGCTGCGGCCTTGGTCGTCGATCGGGAAGTGCGTGGCCTCATATCTCACATCACCAGCCAGTGTCTTAGTGATGCGCTCTACCTGGTAGAGGTAGTCATGCACCGAGTTGGCGTAGGTGGTGTTATCACGCTCCAGTCGCACGCGGATAATGTCGCCAGCGCTGATGAGCGTGTTATGCTCCTGCGGCCGTGCTGCAAAGCGTATGGTGTGCGTGGTGTATAGCCGCTTGGCCAAGATGTAGGCGCCAACCTTGACGGCATGATCCTCGCTAGTGCAGAACGTCGAGAGATCATGCGACTCATGCGGTCCGGTCTCGGCGGTGCCGCTGTAACGCACCTCAGCGGTGCGGATGATGCCGATGTCGCTCTCCAGCTGCTGGCGCCAGATCATCTGCGCCACGAATGGCTGTCGGTCCGCCAGTGACAGGTAGTTGATCTCCAGCGTGCCGGGTAGCACGGTGTCTTCGGTGAAGGTGTATTCCGCCGTGATTGCTGTGGTCTTGATGGCGGCGCCAGCAGTCACCGGCAGCAGCGGCCGCAGCCCCCGCTTGCCGCCTGCGTTGCTCTCGGCCAGGAGGAAGTAGGGCGCCAGCTTGGCGGCGAGGTCGGAGTAGTTGGTGCTTTCGCGGATCTCAAGGTTGCACGTGAAGCCGTTTACCTCAAGGAATGTGGCTGCTGCCAGCAGTGCGGCATCGTCGATCATCGCCGCTGGCACCCTGCTGGTATTGACCAGCAGCCACTTCACCAGGTCCGCGAAGTTATCGCTGGGGCCGGTCACGCTGTCGTAGATCCGAGCGACGGCCATGCCGCCACGGATGAACAGATGCACCTGGCGGTTGTACTGGTCAAAGCCGTCAGGGATGGTGACGTTGAAGCTGAGCGTGCTGATGCCGGGGTAGCTGCCGACGGTGCCGCAAAAGAATGGCGCCTCGGGCAGGTCCTTGCCGGCACGCTGCACCAGAAAGTTGCCGGGTGCCCAAGTGCCGGCCCTGCGGTTGTAGGTCTGCGTGTGAGCGCCAACGCGGCAAGCACGCTGGAACACATCCTTCACCGGGATGCTGTCCAGCTGGCCCTCGCTCAGTACCAGCATGTAGTACGCGGTGACGTTGTTGCTGGCGTCATTCTCGAAGCGTGCCTCGGTGGCGCCGGGGCTAATGAGGATGCCACCTTTGCTGTTGCGGAATCGGGCGAACACGATCGGCACCGGCTCGCCAATCTGCGCGAATCGTTGCGGACTATCCAGCTCGGTTGTGCCCTTGGCCGCTGCGGCCTCAACGGGCGCATTGATCTGCCCGGCTTGGATGGCCAGCAGCGCCAGTGGATCGCTAGTGGAGAGGAAACTCATTGCCTGACGCCCTGCCCCATGATGGCTGCCGTCAGCTTCCGTGGCGGTACTTGCGCCCCGACTGGGGACAATGCCGAGCCGAGCTGAATGGTCAGGCTGGTCAAGCCGCCATTGCCGCCAACCACCTGCCCGGTGTATGCGGCCACCAGTTCCTGCCCAGCTTGCGGCGTGTTGTTGCCGGCGCTGGAATCGAACTGGTAGATGTTGAGGTCCACCAGTCGGCCATCGCGGATGGCAGCCAGGAAGACATCCACTACCAGCCCTGTGGCTGGAGCTGTGACCGCTACCGCCTGCTCAGTGCCGCTGCTGCCGGCGGTGATGCCATCAGCGATGAACGGCACATAGCTCCAGCTGGCGCCTGACCACGTGACAACGGAGTTGGCGTAATAGCTCTGCCACCGCTCGTAGGTAACGCCTGCCGCGTCATAGATTCGCAGGTATTGGCTTTGCGCTCTCATCAGGCAATACCTAGCGCGATGCGTGCTGATGGCGTGCGCAGCCGGCCGATCACGCCTTCAGCGGTCAACCGCATGGCGCGCTCCATGTCGGCCACTGTGACGTAGCGCTGGCCGTCGAACTCCATCACCGGGCCGGTGGTGATATTGATCGTGGGCGTGCCGCCGCCTGATGCAGCACCTGCCAGCACTGCGCCGCCGCGAGCGCCTGCCAGGAAGTTGCTGCTGGCTGCTGCCATCTTGGATTCGGGCACCACGTATTCGCGCTCACCGCCTTCGCCCACCATCGCCAGCGTTGGCCGGTCCACCACGCCGCCCTGCGCAAAGGCTGGCACTGCGAGGCTTGGTATCTCCGGAATGTCAGGCGCCGGTAGTCGATTGAATGCCCTGATCAGCACATTGATCAAACCTGCCGCAAAGTTCACGCGGTCCACCAGATACTGCAGCACGCTGCGAAAGACATTCTTAATCGTGCCGACTACTGCTTCAAATGCTTTGCCGATCGCGCTGCCGATCTTGCTGAAGATCGCCACTGCGCCATCGTAGAGGCCCACGAAGAATCCAAGGATGGGCTTCACGTAGTAGTCCATGTAAGCCTGAGCGCCAGCCTTTAATAGGCTGCCGATCTTATTAAAGGCTGCGCCGATAAAGTTCACTACAGCATTGAATGCTGCACCGATCTGATCGCGGAATGCGTAGATCGCAACGCCAGCTGCAACCAGCAGTGCCACGATGCCAACCGGGCCAGTGATCAGCACGATGAATGCTGTGGCGATGCCAGCAATGATGCTGCCTGCACTGGCTAATGCGCCGCCTGCTGCGAACAGGCCAGCAATCGCGCCGCCGATCGAGATGATGGCCGAGATCGCGGGCGCCAATGCAACCAGCGCTGTGAGCAATCCGCCAATCACCAGCAGCGTGGCTTGAATCGGCCGCGGGAGCGCAGTGAATGCTTTGATGATGCCGACAATACCCTGCGCGATGCTTGTGATTGCAGGCAGCAGTGCTGTGACTGCTTCGTTGAATGGTCCGCTCAGACTGCGGCCGATTGCATTCAATGAATCATTAAACTCATCAGCTGACTTCGCCATGTCGCCAGAGATCGTGGCTTGATATTGCTCAAGCGCGGCGCGGCCTTGATTCAACATTGGAATCAGCTCAACGCCAGACTTGCCGAATAGCTGCATCGCAAGCGCAGACTTCTCAGCGCCGTCTGGCATCTTGGCGAAACGATCTGAGATCTCAAGCATTACAGCATCAAGGCTGCGAACCTTGCCCTGTGCATCTCTGGTGGCAACACCGATGCCGGAAAGCGCCTTGCTGGCGGCAGAGCTTGGATCGGTGATGCGTTTGGCGAGTTGCCCCATGCCCTTGGCGACGCCTTCAATGCTGCTGCCGCTATCCTGCGCTGCCTGCCCAAACCTGCTGAGCGATTCCACGGCCACGCCAGTGCGCTGGCTCATGTCATTCAAATTGTCTGCCGCATCAATCGAACCCTTAGCGATTGCGGTCAGGCCAGCAACAGCCCCAACCGGCAGCAGCGCACCCATCAATCCGCCGACACCCTTGGCGGCCTGCCCCATGCGCCCGAGGCCGCCGCCGACTGATCCGGCTTGCTTGTTCAGATTGCCAAGGCTGCGGCTGAGGCCGTCGATCTCGCCTTGGCCTTGAACATCCGCCTTTACCTTGAGGATCGCGTCAAGCTTCACGGCTAGGCAGTCGCAGGATTTCAGCCTCGATGATCTGCAGATCGCTCAGCATTGCAGATTCATCCGCCACTGACCGCAGTCTAAACAGCCACGCCACTGCGCCATAGTCCAACCCGATCAGGCCGCCAGGGCCGGTGCGCCATTGCGTCTGGCAGTCGAGGAACATCATCAGCGCAGGCCACGCATCAGGCTCAACCTCGAAGTGCTCAGGTTGGCCGGGTTCAAACCCGACCACGCCAAGCACCGCGGCATCATCTGCGGTTTTGTCGATCACGCCGCCCTTGACCCAATACTGAGCGGCGTCCTTCAGTTTTTTGCTTTGTTGCCGGTGACGCTCTCGAAGTACGCCACCACAATGGCGCTTGCCACTGCAGGGATGTTCAACAGCTCAGCCTTGCTGGCAGCAGTGAATGGCACATCCTCGCCGTCTTCATCCTGCACATTGCTCCAGCCGGCTAGCACCTCATCGGCTACCGATTGATCGGTCAGCTCGATGCCATCATCGCCGCGCTGCTTTGCCCTGAACAGGTCTTGGATCTCGTTGATCCGCGTCTGCGCCAGTCGGTTGAACCGCGCGTCAAAGGTCTGCTTCTCATAGCGCCCGCCATCAATCGGCAGGCGCAGTACCACCGGCCACTCATAGGTGGCCGACTTCTTCAGGACAAATGCCATGCAGGATCAGGAGAAAGTGATCGAGACTTCATCGTTGCCGGCGCCGGTCGGGATTGCCACGTAGGGCAGGTTCAGCATTTGCACGCCGTCCTGGTCAGCATAGGTCGGGTTGCTGATGTCCACCTTGGGCGCCACCAGCGAGACCCGATTGCCAGCGGTTGTGCCATGTAGCAACGTCAGCACGCCGGTGGTGTCGTTGTTGGCTATGGCGAAATAGTCCTTCGTGGCGATCGGCACAGCCTCGATCATGCACTCGCCGGATGGCGCCCGGTTGGTGATCATGATCTCCTTGGTGCAGCCAACCAGCTCGCGGTAGACCAGCTCGTTGGCCATGTCAAGGCTGAGCGACTGCAGACAGCCGGCATAGCTCAGAAAGCTGAACGTGCTGCTGTTGCCCGGCTTGAAGATCAGCGGATCGGCCTGCGCGGTGTAGGTGCTGGCCGGGGCCGCCGTGTCAGTCGGCGCGTTGTAGATCCCGGTGAACTCAAAGTCGATCGTCGGAATCGCTCCCACTTCAGCGCTCAGCGAGAATGTGCCGCGGCAGCCGGTGGCCTTGTGCAGCACGCCGTCG